TGATTAATTATAGTTTTTAATAATTGTTGTATATTTGTTTCAGTTAACATATAATTTTGTAATTTATCAAATATATTTGATACCATTATTAAATTATTTATAAATAAATTATTTATTATCTTTAATATCTTTTGATTTAATATCTTTTGATTTAATATCTTTTGATTTAATATCTTTTGTTTTTAAATCTTTTAATTTAATATCTTTTATTTTTGTATCTTTTGAGAAATAAGTATTTCTATAATTTTCTTTTTGTAATTCAATTGTATTAAGTGTTTGTTCTTGAGTATTTACATATTTAATATATAAATACAATTCATTAATAATTTCTTCTTTTAATTCAGTAAGATTAATATGAATTCCATATTTATTTTCATTTAATATAACATTAGATTCTTTACTAAGAATTCGTAAAATTTCAATTTGATTAAATTTATTCATATTTTCAATTGTTTCTCTAATATTATTTAATTCATTAATTGAATAATTATTTATCTCAACTGTAGAATTAACATTAATATTCATTTAAATAATACTTTAGTATTATTTAAATTATTATAATAATATATTTTTATAATAATGAATAATTAAGAATTAATTTACAAAAAAAAATATTGTGAAAAGTTTAATATATTAATGAATAATGAATAATGAATAATGAATAATTAAGAATTAATGTATTTTAATAGGTTGTTTGGATGATTTATAATTTTCTTTATCTTTAATAAGTTCGCCTATAATTGAAATATATTTATCATTAAGTTCAAATCGTTGACCTATAACTCTAACATTTAAATTGTCACCTTGTTTTACTTCTGAAAAATAGGAAACATTAGGATGATGTTCTTTTGCAATAAATATTACAATAGGTGATGGAACATACATAGAACTTTCAGCACGAATACCTGCTTTTGTAATATTTTTGGCTATACAAGAAATAAGCATTCCTTCAACTGGAAAACATATATCACATTCAAATACTACTTCAAAAATAATATTACTTCCACGTTCTATAATACCACTTGAATATGTTATTATTTTAGATGATCCTAATTTAATATATCCTTCTACACTACATTTACCTTCATAATTGCTGACAATATTTTCTTCTATAGTTTCTTTTAAATTTGATCCAATTGTAGTAATTGGTAAAATAATTTTTTTAGTAATTAACCCTCTAGAATATACAGATTGAATTTTAACTTCTCTCTTTTTTTTAAAAGATAACGGATTTTGAATTGATGCTGACATATGTTATTATTATATATATATTATATTTAATAATGTTTCATTCAATTTTATTAATTATAATTAAACAGATATTGTATATAATTTATATAATAGAGCTATTTCTGGTATTAATAACCATTTTTTATTATTTCGTTTAGTGCTATTATAAAACCTTAAAATGAATTCTTGAATAATACATAATTCAATTACTATTGATGTTTTAGTATTTTCACTAGTATATTTTACTTCACCAATAATATCATTTAATTTTGTAATTATTTTTGATTTTCCAGATTCATCACATCTTGCTCCGGTATCTCGAGTAGAAGATAATAATTTTGTTTTAAATACTAAATAACGATTTTTTTTTTCATAACCAATAAAGCCAATAATATTATTATAATCTGCTATTTTAAATAATAAATAGGATTGTATTATAGGTGATTTTTCTATATCAATTATATCTTCTGGTTGAGATTCAACCCATATATTATTTTCATTTAATATCATATATTTTTTTATATTTAATTTATACATTATAAATACTGTAAAGTTTGGTATAATAATACTATTATTTTCGAAATATGATTTTGAAAACCATTCTAATGAATCTTTTGTAATATTTTCTAATGAATATAAGTAATTCATTATTAGTAATTTTTCTTCAAATATTAATAATTCTATCATATGAATAATGACATAACTTACTATATATGGTTCAATTAATGGATATTCTTTTACTAATTGTGTAACAACAATACCGCAATGTTTATACCAATTATCATCACCTCTTGCAACAGATTTTTCTTTAGAAAATTCACGTGTAATTTGTAAATTGGCAATCATAGAATCAATGATTTGTTTTCCTTTATAAAATGTAGGTTCAGTTGGTTTAACAATTAATTCAGGGTTTTCTTTTTCTTTTTCTTTTTCGTTTTCGTTTTCTTTTTCTTTTTCGTTTTCTTTTTCTTTTTCTTTTCCTTTTTTAATTTCAAAATTGATCATATTATGTTTATAATCAATAGGAACAGATCTATCAAATATGGATGCGTTTTTATCTCTTAATTCAATTGGTTGAAATAAATAATAATCTCCGATATTAATTAATTTGCCATTTCTGCCGTATTTATCAACAATAAATTCATTTTCATCTTCAATTAATTGTGTTAAAGCAGAATAAATTTGAATATAAGGGTATTCTTTTTGAATACGAATTAATTTTAATAATACATCTTTTTTATAAAAGAAATTTTCTCTCATTAACATTCGGATTCTTTGTAATATTTTTTCTGAATTTATAATAATATAATTTTCATTATATGTATCTTCATTTAAATTATGTTCATCAATTTGTGCGGATGGTCTGCATAAATAATTACAATCTGCCATATAATCACAAGATGGAGAAAATGGAGCATCTCCTATTTTAAAATTATGTAATATAATTCCACTGGATAATTCTTGAGTAATAGATTCTTTCATATTAGCATTCATTATTTCTTGTGTAAAATTGGTTTGATCATGATTAATAATACAATCTACAGCAGATTCTTTTAAGATTCGTGTAATTTTACCAATTTGAATTGCTTTATATTCAGATACTCGATATACATATAAATCGGCCGCTTCTTCTACATTATCATCTAAAATAGTGCCATACATAAATATTTCTACATTTCTTTTTTCAAAAGGTAAATCTTTATGAGAGAAATTTCTAACAGCACGCCCAATAATTTGTTCAATACGATTTGTATTATACCACGGTTCTAAAATATGTACTTGTCTAATAAATTTTAAATCTATTCCTTCTGATCCAGCTTTAGATATTAATACTACTTTTATATTTTCGCCATATTTATTATTTTCATTAGTTAATCCTTTTATTTCAAAATCATTATTAGGTGATAATCGTGTATCACCAGTAATCATTACATAACGTGCTGGTAAAAAGTTTTGTTTATCTATAGGTGGTTGCATTGTTCTAACATCAACAATATCACATGGTTTATTTTTAAATAAAGGTTTAATACCGTGTGCTCCATATCTGGTAAATCCCAATTCTTCTAAAGCAAGAGTCATAGGAATTAATCCACTATCTAAATATTGTGAATAAATTAATATGATACCTTCTGATACCACATTTGTTTGAGGATTAATAATATTATCTATGATAGATTTTATTTTTCCACTATATTTGCCAATTATTTCACGAGAGAAAATTTTACCGTAAGTATCAATGGTTGATTTTTTATATTCGAATTCGCCTTTAATAGGAGGAGTTTTACTATCTATGAAATGCATCATTCTTTCTAATCCGATTTTTCCGGTTAATTGTCGTGGATCAATAAATCTGGATTTATTAGTTGAAGTGGATTGAATAGGATTTGTAACAATTGGTTGTTCTGGATATTCTAATTCTTCAGTACTTTTTTCTGGTATAATTCCAATTGATTCTATTTCTGGTTGTTCTGGATCTTCTAATTCTTCTGGTTCGTGTTGTTCTTTTTCTGGTTGATGTGTAGTTTCTTCTGAAAAACTATGAGAGAATTCTTCAGATACTGTTTCGTGTATTTCACTTAATATAGGTTTTAATGAAGCTAATGGATATGAAATAATAAGAGATTCCAAAGGTAGTTGAAGTAATGTGTATCCGAATGATTCCATATTTTGAAAATTAGGCATATCTTTAACAATTCCAGTTTTAGTTGTAATTGAGAATTGTTTATTTCTTAAATTATAAATAATATATTTATAAGAACAATATTGACATGTTCCGCAATTATTACATCCTCCGATTCGAATTAAATATAAACTTAGAATGCGATTTTTATCTACATTTTGTATTTTTTTTAAATTCATTTGATAAGAAGGATAAGGTATAGCAGGAAATGTATTTTGTGGTGAAAAATCAGTTGGATAAACTCTATAAGGGAATGTGTAAGGATTTTCACCACGTACAAATGATACATATCCAGTAGCTTTTTGAATAAGTAATTCTTCTCCATTAGGTTTAAAATTGCCATTATTATCAAAAATATCTTTAACAGAGATTCGTCCTCTTCTATCGTTAGTATTTAATAAATTAAGAAGCCAAACAATTTCTTTATAACTATTATACATTGGAGTTGCCGATAGAAGTAAAAACCGCATATTTAATGCTGATTTGATTAATAATTCAAGATTAATAGCGACTTTTTTATTTTCATTTTCATCTGTTTTTCGAATATTATGAACTTCATCAATAACAATTAATCTATTATTAAATTCATTGCGTAATCGTGTAATAATTCTGGAATTAAGTTCTAATTTAGCATCTTTAAATATTTGTATTTGTGATTTCTCTCCGCTTTTTCTTATTTCTTTTTTTTTAATAAAACTTTGTTTAACGATTTCTTCATCATAATTCATAGTTTTAATAATATAATTTGCGAATTGTATATATCCTAAAAATATATAATAATTATTAATTAAATTTTTGATTTGACTTACAATTTTTTCTTTAGTCATTCCTTTCATATTCATTGGATTAATTTCTTTTAACAATTTATTTCCAGTGCAAGATTTTAAATTCCATAATCCATCTACTAATTTTAATTTTCTTTCATCAAATAATTGTGTTTTAAAATTTTCTTGTACGTTTTCAGAAGCTACAATAATAATTCGTTTTGTATTACCTGTTTGTTTTATATAATCTCTCATTTCTTCACAAACTCCTATAGCACTACACGTTTTACCTGTTCCTAATCCGTGATATAGTAATAAACTATTATATGGTGTTTGAAAGGATAAGAAATTTTTAACAAATGCTTGATGTGGAGCTAATTCGAAATCAGCATTAGCCAAAATATCGGATTGTTCTTTAATATTATCGTAAATAGTTCCATCATATTTTGTATCATTAAATTCTTTTTTATTTGATATTTTAATATTAAAATTTTTATCATTTAAGTTAGGATATAAATAAGAGTTTTCATCATTATGATTAGATAAATAACTTTTTTCCATTAATTCTTTTTTAAGTAAGAATTTATTACAATCAGTTAAGAAATATTTTTCATTATTACAATCAAGTTTGGAATATTCTTCTGCAAGTTGTTTTAATTGTGTATCTAAATCTTGAGGGTTAGGAGAGATAGGAGAGTTAGGAGGACTAGGAGAGATAGGAGGATTAGGATGAGACATTGAATGAATTGGTGAAGGATTAGGATGAGACATTGAATGAATTGGTGAAGGATTAGGATGAGACATTGAATGAATTGGTGGAGGAGGTGAAGGATTAGAATGAACTGGTGGAGGAGGTGAAGGATTAGAATGAATTGGTGGAGGAGGTGAAGGATTAGAATGAATTGGTGAAGGAGGTGAAGGATTAGAATGAATTGGTGGAGGATTAGGATTAGGATTAGGATGAGACATTGAATGAATTGGTTCTGGGTTCGATTTTGGATCCGGATTTATTGAAGGTACAGTATTACTTTTACTCGTTTTTTTATTTGATGTTATCATATAAAAATATAAATATTTTTATATTATATTTTTACATTATTATTATGAATATAATATAATTTCATTTAATAAATTATCAATATTAGTAATTAATTCTTTTTTCTCTAAATTATATGGTCGTATAGATTCTAAACATTTATTAATACTTTTCCATTCTAAATTACTTACTTCTGTTAATTGATACTTATTTAAAGATATCATAGTATTGTCAGATATATAAGCTAAAAAATATTTATGTTTGTATGATTTATGATTAGTTCCAATAAAAATTTCTTCAAATGGTAATACATTTTCAATAATTTTAATTTTAAATTTAGATATACCGGTTTCTTCTTCAAATTCTCTCAAAGCACAATCTAAATCTTTTTCTTTATAATTACGTCTTCCTTTAGGAAATTCCCATTCAGTTTCAGTCCATTGTGTTGGACTATTCTCTAATAAATTTTGTAATGTTATCTGTTTATCATCAACCATAATACCTGTTTTAATTAATTCCATTTTTTTTAAAGATAATTGTCCCTCACTTTTATATTGTAAATTATAAGTTTCTCCCCACATATTATTCCATAATTCATCATATGATTTTGTTAAAATAGAGTGTTTTTCTAGTAACGTCATTTGATTAATTATATTTTGTAATTGAAAAATATTATAAGGAGAATATTTACCTCTAATAAAATCTATATATCCATAACTATCTTTGCGTCTAATCATCATATACATATTTCCATCTAGAGTTTTTTTAAAAAGGATAATTCCATAACTAGTAATTGGTAATTTACATTGATGCAATAAATGACCGTATTTGCCACAATTATTACAAATATTAATATTTTTATTCATAATAAATAATATTAAGTATTATTTTTAAATAATAATTTAAATACTATTATAAATAAAAAATACGTTGTTATGATAGTTTAAAATATAAATATTTTTTAATTTAAATAGTAATGTCAAATATTTATTTAGATCCTAAAGTATGGGGACCTCATTATTGGTTTTTTTTACATACATTATCAATGACATATCCGTTATATCCAAGTACAGTAACAAAAAAAAAATATTATGAATTTATTCAAAATTTGCCTTTATTTATTCCAGTTGAAATAATTTCAGGTGAATTAAGTAAATTAATAGAAATGTATCCAATAACTCCTTATTTAGATAATCGAGATTCTTTTGTTCGTTGGATGCATTTTATTCATAATAAAATAAATGAAAAACTAGAGAAGCCTCAATTATCTTTAAATGACTTTTTTATTAAATATTATAATAATTATAAATCAAAAAATGAAATTATGTCAAAATATAATTATTATATTAAAAGAGTTGTATACTTTGTAATAATAATAATAATATTATTAATTATATATTATTTATATGATAAATAATTATATAATTTCATTCTATATAAATATAATTATTAAGTAAATAAAAAAATTAACTTAAGTAATTTAATTATTTATAATATTTAATAATATATATAATGAAATTACAACATTTATATAATAGTTTGTGTACTCCAGCTAAAGTTTATTTAATTATTGCACTTTTTGCTTCAATATGTGGACTAT